CACTGTGGGTCTCTTCTGAGGCCCCTAGTTTTTTTCTTTTGTCTTTTTTGTTTTCTTTAGTTGGAGCAGTCTATGGGTATCTTTAGAGGTACTGGAGGTACTGGTGACGCAACTACAGACGCTGTAGCGTCTCAAGTTGGCATCGACGCTGCAACTGCTTCAACTAAAGCAAACGAGGCTGCTAATTCAGCCACAGACGCTGCTAACTCAGCTACTGCCTCTGAAGCCGCAAGAGACGCTTCAGTTGTAGCTAAAGACGCTTCTGTTGTAGCTAAGGACGCTTCAGTTGTAGCCAAAGATGCTGCAGTTGTTGCCCAAGGCGCTGCAGAGACAGCACAAGCTGCTTCTGAAGCTGCTAGAGACACTTCAGTAAGTCAAGCTTCAGCAGCTTCTAGCTCTGCTTCTACTGCAACTACAAAAGCGTCTGAAGCCTCTGATAGTGCTGCTGACGCGTCGAAGTTAGCAGTAACAGCAGAAGACACCCAGTACACACTGGCAGACACAATTACAACTGGATACTCTGCACTACACTACAATGCAAAAGCACAAACTGCAAAAACAGATGCTGAGACTGCTAAAGCTGCAGCAGAGACTGCTCAAAGTGCTGCAGAAACTGCTAGAGACGACTCACAGACATACGCAAACAATTCTGCTAACTCAGCTACCGACGCTTCAACCTACGCTACCAACGCATCTAACAGTGCAACAGCGGCGTCTACGAGCGAAACTAATGCTGGCGCAAGCGCAACGGCAGCAGCAAGCAGCGCAGCTTCAGCAGCAGCAGCCCTAGACTCATTCGATGATAGGTACTTAGGTTCCAAGACTTCTGATCCAACTTTGGACAATGACGGTGACGCTTTAGTCACTGGTGCGTTGTACTATAATTCAACAACAGACGTCATGAGGGTGTACGACGGAGCAACATGGATTGACTCAGGCTCCGGTTTAACCTTTGCTGAGATTAGTGCTACACCGACTACATTAGCTGGTTATGGTATCACAGACGCAGCTACGTCAGCACAAGGTACTTTAGCTGACTCAGCATTACAATCAGACTCAACTCTAAACGCAGACAATATGACAACAGGTACGCTTTCAGGCGGCACTTACTAAAGAGGAACTTAAACAATGGCTACAACGATTGTAACTAAAAATGGCACAGGTGCCCCAACGGACTCCGACTTAGTAGCTGGGGAGCTTGCCGTAGACTTAACTAACGGACGTTTGTACACAACTGACCTAGACACTGGTGGTACTGTTATTGAAATTGGGTTGAACCCAAGTGGCAACGTAGACGTAACGGGTACTGTGACTGCTGATGGTTTGACTGTTGATGGTAGCACGACTTTTACTGGCAATACTTCGCCAGCCTCAGATGAGGTTCTCTTAAACTTATCTTCGTTAAATGGAACAGGAACCGCAGGCAATATGCTTCGGTTTACTGATTTAGACCCAACTGCTACTAACAACGGCTCTATTGGTAAAATACAGTTTTACTCCGATGATACTGACGCCGTTGTTGTAGAAATTGAAGGACAAAATGCAGATGCTTCTCCTGATGGTAGGTTAATTTTTAAAACCGCAGAAGGCACAACTTTACGCAATAGAATAAACATAGAAAACAACGGAGACATCAGCTTCTACGAAGACACTGGCACGACTGCGAAGTTCTTCTGGGATGCTTCGGCAGAGTCGCTGGGGATTGGGACTACAAGTCCAAGTGAAGTTTTAAACGTAAAAACAAGCTCTGGAAATTCTTACGTTGATGTAGAAAGAGCTACACAAGCACAAGGTGAAGTAGGTTTAAAAATATCTGGAGGAACTTCTGGCGCAGACTGGTTTGTGTATCAACCTGCTTCTTCTAATGACCTACGGTTTTACAAAACAGGCGACAAAGTAACCATCGACTCAAGCGGCAACGTCGGGATTGGGACGAGCAGTCCCAGTGCAACTTTAGAAGTAGACGGCGTTACAAATAGCACTTATTTAATTGTAGGCGGTGATGATAGTTCAAATGGCAGAGCATTAACATTTACATCTTCTGCCAGCGCCGCTTTTAATGGTGCAGTACATACAATTAATGCTCCTTCAAGTCAGGGCGTAATAGCGTTATCTACTGGTTCCACAGAACGCATGCGCATCGACGCTAGCGGCAACTTGTTGGTTGGGACTACCTCTACCAGTATACCAAATCAAAGTTCCAACACAGGTATATTTTTGTTTGGCGGTGGTTCTATAAACGCAGCAAGAAGCGGTGCCGAATGTGCCATATTTAACAGACTAACCAGCGATGGTGAGATTGTAAGGATACAGAAAGACGGCACAACAGTCGGTAGTATTGGTACGGCGTTAGGCTCTGCGTACCTATCGGGAAATGGCGCTGGTGCTATATATATTAACGGCTCCACAGATGTCCGACCATGGAACTCGTCTACTCAAGGTAATTATGATAATCAAATAGATCTAGGCGCTTCAAATGCTCGCTGGAAAGACCTCTACCTGTCAGGCACAGCTAATGCGGGTTCAGTGTTAAAAGTTAATTCTGCTGTGGATGGAACAGAAGCTGCACCGCATTTTACAATATTGGGTGCGGCATCAAGTTACCAATTAAATATGTGGTTAGACGCAACCGCCGCTTACATGGGTCAAAATTCTGCACTTAGGTCTTTAAGACTCTACTCATCCGCAGAAACTGCTGGTGTCCAATTATCAGCAGGTGGAACATCATGGGGTACTTTTTCTGATGAAAGATTAAAAGAAAATGTAGAGCCTGTTGAAAACGCACTCCAATCTTTGTCTGGATTAAGGACAGTTAAATATCATCTTAAAGATGTAGACGGCCCAGAAGACAAGAAAAAAATAGGCGTCATTGCTCAAGACCTTGTTGGTGTACTTGATGAAGTAATAGACCCAGCATTTAGGTCAGACGATGATACTGAGTATATGGGAGTTCGCTACACAGAACTTGTACCTGTCTTAATTAAAGCCATCCAAGAACAACAAGACCTAATTGAATCACTAACTGCACGTATCGCGGCACTAGAATCTTAACAGGAGACAAATATGACAACTTGGACAATATCAACATTAGAACGTGAGCTAGCAGACGGTGGCGTAGTTGTAGCCCACTGGCGAGCAACAGCATCAGAAACCATAGGCACTGGCGATGACGCTGTAACTTACTCAGCCTCTAGCTACGGCACTTGTGGGTTTACCCCAGACCCTTCAGACCCTTCATTTGTTGCTTACGACAGCATCACAAAGGACATGGCTTTAGGCTGGTGCTGGGACAACGGGGTGGATAAAGACGCAACTGAAGCGTCTCTGGCAGCAAAGATTGAGCTAGACAAGAACCCAACAAAAGGAGTAGGCGTCCCATGGTAATACTAGAATATATTAACGCAATTACAGCTTTGGTCACTGCATGTTCAGCGATTACAGCTTTAACCCCAACGCCTAAAGACGACAAGATCGTTAGCAAGTTGTACAAGCTGTTGGAAATTGGTGCTTTAGTCGTCGGTAAAGCGAAGAAGTAATGCAAGAGGAAGCAAAGGCCGTAGTAGACGTAGTAGCGGTAACAACTACAGTATCAACCTTGATGGGTTGGCTTCCTGCTGTGGCCGCTGCTTTAAGCATTATATGGACTGTCATTAGAATTGTTGAGACTGATACAGTCAAAAACCTAATCCACAAAAAGAAGGACTGACAATGTGGAGTACGTTGATCTTATTGGATCAATCTGGCCCATCTTTGTGGGCTTTATTGTGCTTGTCCTTACTTTGGGTAAGCTAATGTCCCGTATGGACGTAGTGGAAGAGAAGGTTAAGACTTTGTTTGAGTTGTGGAACAAGAAGAATGATTGATAAGCTTATAGGGCCTGTGACTGGTCTCTTAGACAAGTTTATACCTGATGCTGACACTAAGGCTAAGTTAGCCCATGAAGTCGCTACGATGGCTGAGGAACACGCTCAGGAAATCGCTAAGGGTCAGATGGAGATCAATGCTGTGGAAGCAGCTAACTCCAATGTGTTCGTAAGTGGCTGGAGGCCCTTCATTGGCTGGACTTGTGGCTTAGGTATGTTTGGAAACTTTATTACCATCCCGTTTAGTAACTTTGTTTTGGCGTTGTTTGAAGTAGACATAGTGATACCTCTGGTGCCTCTGGAGACAATGATGCCAGTGTTGATGGGTATGTTAGGCTTAGGTGCAATGAGAACTTACGAGAAGAAATCTGGAGTGTCTAAGTAATGGCTATTGCTAGTCCTGCGTATTCTCCTAATCCTTCTGCTTGGCAAGAAGGCTTAACTGAAGCTGAAAGAAGGCTTCAAAAATACTTAGAGGACTTGTTTCCGCCCGGTGCTAGAGAAGATCTACAATCTTTCTACCTTCAAATTTTAGGAATGGAAAGAAATTTAACTACGCTCGCTCTTAATCAAATTTTAGAGCAGGTAGAAAGTGGCGCAGAAACTATAGATAACCCTTTAAACACTCCTTTTTTTGAAAGTTTAGGTTATCTTGAGTACTTTGCTCCTAATTTAATTGACTACTTTAATGATTTGTTTGGTGACGCTGAGTCATTAGACAGGTCTGAGGCTTTAGGTAATTTAGGGATTGAAGAAGATCCCTATGCAGAAGCTGCGGCTGCGTTAGAAGCTGAGAGAGACGCTAGAGAAGAAGAAGAAAGACGTTTAGCAGAACAAGAGGCCGCTAGAGTTGCAGCAGAAGAAGAAGCTGCTCGACTAGCTGCTGAGGAAGCCGAAAGACAAAGGATTGCTGCAGAGGAAGCTGAGGCTGCTCGTATAGCCGCAGAGGAAGCAGAGGCCGCTAGGGTCGCAGCCGAAGAAGAAGCAGAAAGACAGAGGATTGCTGCTGAAGAAGCAGAAGCAGCCAGAGTTGCAGCAGAGGAAGAAGCTGAAAGACAAAGGATTGCTGAAGAAGAAGAAGCAGAAAGACAGAGGATTGCTGCAGAAGAAGCAGAGGCTGCTAGAGTAGCTGCTGAAGAGGAAGCAGAAAGACAAAGATTAGCAGAAGAAGAAGCAGAAGCAGCCAGAGTCGCTGCTGCAGAAGCTGAAGCTGCTAGAGTAGCTGCTGCAGAAGAAGCTGCTAGACTAGCTGAAGAACAAAGACTTGCGGAAGAAAAAGCTGAGGCAGAAGAAGCAGCTAGATTAGCTGAAGAACAAAGGTTAGCGGAAGAAGAAGCCGAAAGACAAAGGATTGCTGCAGAGGAAGCTGAGGCTGCTAGAGTAGCTGCTGAAGAGGAAGCAGAAAGACAGCGTATAGCTGCTGAGGAAGCAGAAGCAGCCAGAGTTGCTGCTGAAGAAGCTGAAGCAGCCAGAGTCGCTGCTGCTGAAGCAGAGGCTGCACGTATAGCAGAAGAAAAAGCGGCTGCTGAAGAAGCTGCTAGAGTTGCTGCAGAAGAAGCAGAGGCTGCTAGAGTTGCTGCTGAAGAAGCCGAAGCTGCTAGAGTTGCAGCAGAAGAAGAAGCTGCTAGGATAGCTGAAGAAAAACGATTGGCTGAAGAAGAAGAAGCCAGAAGACAGGCAGAAGCTGAAGCTAATAGGGTTGCAGCAGAGGAAGAAGCAGCACGTATAGCCGCTGAACAAGCAGCAGAACAAGCCGCTGCAGAAGAAGCAGTCAGAGCAGCAGAAGAAGCTAAAGCTGCGGAAGAAGCTAGGGCAGCAGAAGAAGCACGTTTAGCTGAAGAAGCCAGAGCAGCAGAAGAAGCTAAGGCAGCCGAAGAAGCTAGGGCAGCAGAAGAAGCTGCAAAAGAATTAGAAGAAGGCGACGACGACTTACTTGTAGGCGATACTGACTTTGACGAAGATGTTGTTGAAGCAGCAGACGGAGTATACTTAAGTACAACTCAAGAATCTGACTTTAACTTAGGTAAAGACGTAGTTTTAGCAGACGGGACAGTTGTAAATAACCAGACTCACGAAGTTATTTCCGTAGGAACTGCTGGTGGTGTTATTGTAACGCCTAAAGAAGTAGTCGTAGAAGAAGACCCCGGAGGAGGCGCAGGAGCTGGGGCTGGTGCAGGAGCTGGTGGTGGAGGACCTGTGACAGACGCTAGTACTGACACAGTAACAACTGATGGTGGCGCAACTTCTACAGAAAGTGGTGCTTCCACTGAAGGCGACGGAGGAGAAACTGGAGGAAGTGACGACCAAACAGCAGGTTTAGGGACCAACATTGGCGACACTATTACGGACAGTAGGGGCGTTATTTGGAGAAACGTAGGAAGTAACCCTATGAACCCAAACGTTGTTATTTGGGTTGCCGTAAACCCAGATCAAGAATTAATCGATGACTTTGAAGCAACTACCGGAAAAACATTTGAAGAAGGAAGTGAGCTTAGTGTTTCAGTAGGATCAGGAGAAGACCCAACTACAGCAATAGAATCTGGTAATGAGGGATTAGGACAAGTTGATTCTGGTGGCGTAGCTGGAGAAGGTGAAGGAGACGACGCTATAGATTTAGACTTTTTTATTGACTTATCTAAAGACGACGATACTGAAGAATCTTCAGAGGCAATCACAGATACTGAAGAATCTACAGATACAACCACAGATACTGAAGAATCTACAGATACAACCACAGATACTGAAGAATCTTCAGAGGCAATTATAGACACTGACGGAGACGGAGATCCTGACGCAACAGACCCAGATGATGATAATGACGGTATCCTTGATAATGACGATCTTGATCCTAAAGATCCTATAGATGTAACAGCAGGTGGTGAAGTAGGTGGAGGTACTGACACTGGTACTGGATCTGGTGTCGGAGCTGGAGAAGAAACTGGGGAAGGTACTGGTACAGGCATAGGAACTGGTGAAGGGACTGGAGAAGGAACTGGAACAGGAGAAGGTACTGGTGAAGGCGAAGGTGTCGGAGAAGGCGTAGGCGAAGGTGAAGGCACTGGAGAAGGCGTAGGTGAGGGCACAGGTACAGGCGAAGGCGTTGGTGGTGGAGAAGGAACTGGAGAAGGTGAGGGAGAAGGCGAAGGTACAGGCACAGGTTCTGGAGACGGTACTGGAGCAGGAACCGTTGCACCTTCACGAGGTTATAAACCACAAGAAAGTCTTGTTGGTGGATACATGGGCGGCTTAAGTTACCAGTTACCGCAGTTTGTAGGAGTACAGTACCAGCCTAAAGACTACACTGTTGAGTTAAACCGTATTATTAATGAAAGTTTGTTTAAAGGAATGATCTAATGACTTACAAAGATCTAGTCAATAATGTACTTAGGAGGCTGAGGGAAACAGAAGTTAATTCTGTGCAGGACAATTCCTACAGTAAGCTCATAGGTGACCTTGTAAACGACGCAAAGGACCTTGTGGAAAACTCATGGGACTGGTCTGCACTTAGGACTACTCTTACGATTACTACTACGGCTGACGTCTTTAATTACTCCTTGACTGGCAGCCAGAATAACATCAAGGAACTAAACGTGTTAAACGACACGTCTAACTTCGTGATGCACTACCAGACTAACAACTGGTTTGACTCACAGTTCCTGTTGTCAGCACCGGAAACAGGGTCACCAATGTACTACACGTACAACGGTGTTGACGCAGACGGAGACACGTTAATCGACGTTTACCCAAAGCCTGACGGAGTTTACTCCTTACGTTTTAACTGCGCTCTACGTAACCCTGACTTAAGTGCAGACACTGACACACTGAAGATACCAGCGATGCCTGTAGTACACCTTGCTGTAGCCTTTGCTGCTCGTGAGCGTGGGGAAACTGGTGGTACTTCGACTCCAGAGTACTTTTCCATGGCTAATAAGTACTTGTCAGACGCTATTGCACAGGACGCTGGCAGACACCCAGAAGAAACTATCTTCTACACGCCTTAAGGTACACACTATATGGCACAAGAACTAAAAAGTATTAATCTTGTAGCTCCGGGCTTCAAGGGTATTAACACTGAGGACTCACCGTTGTCTCAGGACCCTTCTTTTGCTGAGACTGCTGACAACGCAGTGATTGACAAAAGAGGGCGTATAGCGGCACGTAAGGGCCTCAGTGTCACGACTACTGACAAGACAGAGTTAGGCAGTGACAACCTGAGTGCTATTAAGGAGTTCAGAGACGCTAATGGCAATACTAAAGTCTTTTCTGTAGGTAACAATAAGATACTCAGCGGTACAACCACGTTGGCTGACGAGACTCCGGGCAGCTACACAATCACTGCTGACGACTGGAAGATGGTCAACTTTAATGACAAAATTTACTTCTTTCAGCGAGCATACGAACCTCTTGTGTACGACAACACAGGCGGTTCTGTAATTAAACTTAGTACAGTTGCAGGAGCAGCAGGTGTTGCTTCAACGATGTACGGTAATGAAGTCTTGGCGGCTTATGGCAGACTATGGACTGCTGACTTCGCTACAGACAAATCAACTGTTTATTGGTCTGACCTTTTGATAGGACATGACTGGTCCGGTGGAACCTCTGGGTCCATCGACATAGCTAAAGTATGGCCTGACGGTTTTGACGAGATTGTTGCACTAGCTGCACATAACAATCTTTTGATTATTTTTGGCAAACGCAGTATCGTAGTTTACTCAGGTGCTGATGCTCCTGCTACTATGGCTTTGTCCGACACTATTTCCGGTGTTGGCTGCGTAGGCAGAGACACTGTTCAGTACACAGGCGTAGACGTAATTTTTCTTTCTCAGTCTGGCTTAAGAAGCTTCGGAAGAACGATACAAGAAAAGTCCATGCCAATAAGCAGTTTGTCCGGGACGATTACTACGGACATCATACAGTTAATCAACGAAGCAAACGAAGTTTACAAGTCTGTGTATTACCCGGAAGCAAACTTCTACCTACTAACTTTTACAAACCAAAACATGACTTATTGTTTTGACATTAGAGGAACTTTGGAAAACGGGTCATACAGAGTTACACGCTGGCCCGGCACTGGTTTTACTTGTTATGAACGCAAAGACGACGGAAGTTTACTCATAGGCAGCTCAGAAGGCATAGGGCAGTACACAGGTTTTCAGGACAATGGCAGTTCCTACAGCTTCAAGTACTTTAGCCCTGAGTTGTCTTTTGGTGACCCTTCTAAACTTAAGTTTTTAAAGAAGATCAGACCGACGATAGTAGGTGGTAGTGGTCTTGACATACTACTTAAGTGGGACTACGACTTCGGCTCCTCGTACAACACAAGTATTATAACTCTGAGGGACCAATCAAAAGCAGAGTTTGGGATAGACGAGTACAACATAGGTCAGTTTTCTGATGGTATTCTGACGTCCAAAGATGCTGTAAACACTAATGGCAGCGGAGGAACCTTGAGCATAGGTATGGAAACAAGCATCAACGGTAACGAACTGTCAATACAAGAAATCAATGTACTTGCATTAGTAGGTAAAACAATATGAGTAATTATACTAAAGTAACGGACTTTGCTTCAAAAGACACTTTGTCTTCTGGAGATCCTAACAAAGTCATTAAGGGAACTGAGTTTGAAACTGAGTTTGATAACATTGCAACTGCAATAGCTACAAAGGCAGACACTGCTGGACCTACGTTCACAGGGACTGTCACGATACCTGCCTTGACTTTTACAGGTACGTTGTCAACGGGAACGATTAACGGAGGGACTTACTAATGACTCTTGAAGAAATTTTAGAAGCCATTGGAGGAGAAGGCAACGCTGTCAACACTGCTGCTGCTTTAGGTTTAGGGACTGCTGGTTTAGCTCTTGCTGAAAAAGGGTACGGCGATATAGGAGCTATTGGTGAACGCGCTTTTGAAGGATTAGCAGGAGAAGAAGGTTTAGCCCAAGAACTCCGTGGTATGCTGGAGTTCCAACCGTACACCGTGACTTCTGCTACTGGTGGTCAGTTTGGCATGACACGAGATCCTGCTACGGGTCAGATGACTTACCAACTAGCTACCTCTCCTCAAGAACAAGCCATGCAACAAACTTTGTTCGGCGGTGCAGGTCAGTTAGCACAGCAGGCTGCTGCTCCTTATGATCCCATGTATGAAGAACTAGCTAAACAAGCTTACGGTGGTGTTGGCGGTCTTATTACACAAGCACAGCAAGCTGCTATGGATGCTGGGGCTATGGACAGAGCAGCAAGAGAAGAACAAGTCTATGGACAGCTCAGGGCTTTACAGTCTCCTGAAGAAGAACGCCAACGTTTAGCACTAGAGCAACGTTTGGCGGCTCAAGGACGCTCAGGTGTACGTACAGCGCAGTTTGGTGGAACACCTGAACAACTAGCAAGGGCTAAAGCTCAAGCAGAGGCTCAAAACCAAGCGTCTCTTATGGCTATGCAGCAGTCAGGCGCTGAAGAACAACTTGCCCTCCAAAGAGCTGCCAATTTACAAGGCCTTGCTTCCGGTATGTTTGGCATGGGAACTCAAGCTAGAATGACTCCTAGAGAACTACAAAGAGCAGATCTGGCTAATATGTCAGGAATGATGGCCGCTGGTTACGTACCACAGGCACAGTTGATTGGCGCATTGCAGCCCGGTATGACTGCTGCAGAACGTCAGAGACAAGCTATGTCGGAACAGGCAGGAACTTATGGTCAGACCTATGCTTCAGGTTTAGAAGCACTGCTACAATCTGGCTTGGGACAAGCTAACATTGCTGGAGGTGTCGGTGGTAACATCGCTAGTGCAGCACTTGGCGGCTTGTTTAGTTAATAAGGAGAACACATAATGGCTCAATTTTCACAAGGGTTTTTGTCAAGCCTAGGTAGACCTCAGATGGCAGAAAGCTTGTTTGGCTTAGGTCAGGCTATTGGTGGTCTGCCGGGTCAACGCAGGGAGCAACAAAAGCAGCAACAGTTAAACCAGTTGATGCAACAAGGGCAACAAGCAATGGCTTCTGGAGACGCTGCTGCTTTAGCCAGCATTGGTCAACAGTTGGCTGCTGCTGGTTACCAAAAAGAAGCACAGCAGTTTACTCAGGCTTCCAGAGAAGCTTCAGAGAAGGCTAAACTACAAGGAGTTCTTTCAGGAGTAAATTTACAAACACCTGAAGGTCTTGGTACACTTTCTGAATATTATAGAGGCGAAGGAAACGTAGCTCAAGCAATAGAACTTGCGACTCAACAAAGAGAACTTGAAAAACAGCGAAACGCAGAAAGTAAATTTGTACAGCGTAAAGTTAATTTGTCAAACACTGCTTTAAAACTAAATCAACCTGACTTAGCAGAACGAATACAAGGAGTAACAGACCCAGAAGAGTTACGGACTATAGCAACTGAAATTCGAAAAACCGAAGTAGAAAGGATGCCTACTCAAAATCCTTTAGTCAGAAAGCAAATGGCTAAAGCAGCAGGAATACCTGACGAGTTGTTTGCTGAACTAGATTTAGCTAAAACCCCAGACAGTGTTTTCAATGAATACATAACCGGACAAAAAGGAAAAATGGAGTTTTTCTTACAAGACGGAAAAGTAGTAGATTACCGTGTTAATGAAGCAGGTTTAGTTTGGGACAGAGACACCGACAGATGGACTGAAGCATCTCAGCTAGGTCTACAGCCTGCTCCTCCACAAGTACAAAAGGTTCAAAACATAACTGCTGGTATGGGAGACGAGTTAGCTAAAGTAGGTGCTAAGTCTTTTTCAGAATTAGCAGAAAACGCAGGTAAAGCAGCAGATGCTCTTAGTTCTATAAACAGAAGTTTGCCCAATTTAGACAACATGTTTACAGGCGCTGGCGCTGAGATTAAACTAAATGTTGTTAGGTACGCAGAAACTTTGGGTATTCCTCTTGCTGATCCTTCTTCAATAGCGGACACAGAAGCTTATATTGCTGATTCAGGAAGACGAGTTGCCCAATACATCGTTAATTTAGGTGCTGGTACAGGCTTGTCTGATGCAGACAGAAAGTACGCTGAACGTGTTGTTGCAGGAGACATTACACTAAACGCAGGAACTTTGAAACGTCTTTTGGAAGACATGCGTAAAGGCGCTAGAAACAAAATTGAGATGTACAAGAAAACCAGAGGCAGAGTTAAAACAAGTCTTGGGGAAAACGGAGAAGCTGCTTTAGCATGGTTCCCAGAAGACTTCTATGTTGACGAAGGCCCTGCTCCTGTTCGTTCTGAAGCAGCAAGCAGTTTTCTTGAAGCAGCCACAGCCCCATAATAAGAGGTAACTATGCAGTACACTCAAGAACAGTACAAGAACGCTATTCAAATGGCTCTTGCTGCAGGAGATCAAACAACTGCAGAAGAACTTGCAGAAGAAGCTGCTGTTTTATATCCAGAAGGCTACTCTGCTCCTGAAACTCCTTACCTAGAGCAAGTTAAACGGAGAGCTTCTGAGTTTTCTCCTGTAGAGATACTTTCGGAAGGCTTGGGTCAGGTTCCTAAAAGAGCAGAAAGAATGGCAGGACCTGAGTACGGAGCTGGTGTCAGTGCGTATGCTCCTGTTGCTGTTTCACAAGCTCTTAGGACAGGAGGCGAGCTTTTAGCAGGAGGAGCTGGAATCCTTATTTCGGACTCTGTTCGTGAAGGTTTTGAAGAAGGATGGTCTAAAGTAAAAGACATGCCCGGAATAAAACAGGCAGGACAGGCTTTGGGAGCTGGTTTTGAAGCCTACTCTGAGTTTTCTAAAAACAATCCACAACTAGCAGAAACATTTGAAACTTATGTAGATGTTTTTGCAGCGCTGGCTCCTGCTTCTAAGATAGACGTAGCTTCTCCAGCAGAAAAAGCAAAACTAAAGTACAACACTGCTGTTTTAGAAGAAAAGCGAGCAGGTATAAATAAACTAATGGACCCTACAATTGTTGGTGAATCTGGTTACGGAGGAGAATTTAGATCTGTAGGAGGACCACTTGACAGAACAGTCTACGTTCCTACCGAAAGAGAACAAATAATGCGTAGGACGTTAGAAACTGTTGACGGTTTAGACCCCAACACTCATTATGCTCGCGCCCATACCGTAGTATCTGATGAAGTAAAAAAAGCTAACAATGAGTTAATTTCTTTCATAAACAAGTCAGGAAACCCTACGTATGACAGACAAGAACTTGTAGAATCTATGCAAGAAGCGTTTGCTGGGCTTAAGGAATCTAAAGATTATGTTGCACTGTCACGAGAAGCTCAAAAGAAAGCAAATGAGTACGCCAACATCGCACTAAGAACCGTAAATAAAGAAGAGCCTAATGCTTTAGGTCTTTTAGCCGCTAGAAGAGAGTTCGACAGTTTTGTAAACGCTGGTCCTAGAAAAGGAGACGTTTTAGACCCTACTGTAGAAACAGCAAAAGGCGCGGCGGGTAGATTCATAAGAAACGTAATGAACGAAAAACTCAAAGACATTACTGAAGGAGAAGTTGTTCACAACTCTCTTGATCGTATGCACAATCTTTTGTCTGCTCGTTCAGTCTTACGTAACAAGATGTACGGGGAAGGTAACAACAGAATAGCGAGGGTTGTACAGAAAATATCAAAAGCTGCTAACTTGCCTTCTACTCCTCTTGCTTTGTACGCCACTTTGAAAACAGGGGCAGCAGCAACAGCAGGTGCAGTAGCAGGTATTGGAGCAGGGACTGGGGCTGTTTTAGGTGCCGGGGCTGGCGTAGGGATATACAGTGTTCTTAAAGCGTCTAACAAGAAAACACGCCTAAAGTTTTATTCTAAAGTTTTATCAGGAATGGACAAAGCAATAAAGACTTACAAAAGCGACAAAAACCTTGTGTCGGAACTAAAGGCCGACAGAGCCTACATTGTTTACTTAATGAACGAAGCAAGACAAGAGGAAGAAGAAAATGGCTAACATGTTTAGTAGTGTTTTAGGTCCCAACTCTTCTGCTGTTTCCTTTATGGACTCTATTGCTGAACTTCCGGGTAAGCGTGTTGACGACTTTATGGAACAAACCCAGCGGCACAGGTCCGGGGAAATTGGAACTGGGGACCAGATGCTTCAAGGAGGTGCTAACGCCGTAGGTTTGCTTACAGACGTTCCTTTTTTTGTTGCAGGAGAAGCAGTATCCACTATTACTCCTGAGTTTATTAAGAAAGGCTTGAGTCAAATAGCTGAGGGAATTAAAGACACGGAAGCTGCCCAAGTTGCTATGCAGTACATGGAAGAAAACCCTCAGATGATGAAACGCATAGGGTACGGTGCTGATCTTTCAGCAGTCCCCGCTGCAAAAGTAGCAAAAGGCGGTATGCTGCGTGACTTGTCTTTAGAGGCTCCTAACAGACAACCATCTTTTTACGGCTCTGGGGTGTTGGGTCAGCTTGCTTCTATAGCAAGAACCGCGCCTACTGCTTTGTACGACACCTTAAGTCCCAAAGCAGCAGCTTCTCGTAGAGAGGGTGTTCCCATGTCTGTAAGAAGAGAAGCCTCTAGAATAACGCCTGAAAGAAGAAGCAAGGCCGAAGCTATCAGAAGTAAAAAACCACAGGATAGAACTAAAGAAGAAACTGAATTTTTAGGAAACTTTAATAAAGACCTTTCTTTTTTGGAAGGACAGCTAGACCAAACGCAGTTGCTAAAAACAGGAAGAGGGGAACAAACTCAGGGAGTTATTAAGTCTTTTGAAAACGTACAGGCTTTAGGAAAAGGTCCCTTAAGTCCTGAAACTCTTTCTAAAGCAGCGTCTCTATCTGATCCTTTAATAAAAAGAAACATATCTCTTGACAAAAACAATTTAGCTGTTATTGAAGAAAGAATTAGAAAAGCTCAGGGCATAGGACCTAACGAACAAGTAGAAGTCGTTATTAGAAACCCTACTGCTTTTTCTGACATATCTAAAGAAAGTTTAAGAGGTCCTAGTAAAGAAGCGACTAGGGTTTTTCACGCTAGAAACAGCTTACAAAAGTATTTTCCAGAAAAAAAAGATTTCTCAGACCAAGAGCTAAGAGAAGCTGTGGCTATGACTAAGCTTCCAGACGACAAGCTGTACAACCTATCTACCGGAAAAGAAGCGAACCGATACGAACAGTACTTACACAAACTGCTTCAACCTAAAAAGTACGGTACAAAAGGAAGACCAAGCAAAGAAACAATCGACATGTACTACAAGTACAAAAAGATGGAGCAGGACGGAGTAAAGCTCAGAAAGCCTCAGCAAGAAATTTATGACGGAATGAAAGCTAGAATACAACAAGTAGCAGAAACAGTTGATGTTCGTGACGGAACTGCGTACTTCCAAGGCTCTCACTTGTCTTCTGCAAAAGGTTTAGGCGGCGTAAACGATCAGTACATGATGAACAAGAAAGGAGATTTTGTCCACTTCATTAATGACGAGAACGATCTTTTTGGTCAGACTGTTCCGGGAGACTCTCGAGTTTTGTCAATAACTTCTCCTAACGGCTACAATATGTTTGCTGCTGCTGGTAGAGCACCTGCATCAAAACCTAGCCCTGCTAAACAAACTTTCCAACGAGAGTTGCAGGAAATTGGGGCAGAGCCTGTTAACACAACACCTAAAGGAATGTTGGAGCAAGCGGCAGTAGGCGTCCAGAAACAACCCATGCCAAATGTACGTCCGTCTGACTTTAAAAATATAGGTGCTTCTGCTGCCTTGACTACACAGACCGCAAGAGAAAGATAGGGGGTCACTTAAGACCCCCTTCAGTTTCACTCTAGATCTCACAACTGTTACCAACACAGGCCAACTGTTGTGACCCTTCGGTCATGTCTGTTTCCTCAACAATGTCCCACTCGATAGTCTTTGGAAACTCCTTGACTAGCTTCTGGTACGTCTCTAGGTCCACAGGCTCATAGGGTGCTTGCTGGTACGTATGTTCTGAGTAAGGTAGGAAGCTTATGCCACTAACCTTGTCGAACTTGTTGTACAACCACTGACCCACCTCTAGGAACTCATCGTCTCTGTAGTAGCAAGTCATGGAAGGCTTGTGCTCACACCAGTAGTCCTGATACAACTCCCATAACTCAAGCTGCTCCATGGCTCCCATGTCAGTCGCTACTACAGCCTTCTTAGGAGACTTTATGGGGAACGAGAAGACCTTAGTAGTAGCAGAAGTCACGTCTATCTCCACAGGCACTCCAGCGGCCTCTAGGACAGCACACAGAGGGTCTCTTGCGTCTGCCCTTACTCGTCGTATGTACTGCTCTGAGTATCTAGGGTGGATGCCAGACGCGCTGTCCACCAACTGAGACACAGTACCGGAAGGCTTAACAGCAGTAATGGCAGTGCTAACATTGATGCCAAGCCGTAAAGCCCAAGTGCGGTTAGTTTTAATAGCCTCTTTCTTAAGCTCCGTGAGCCACTCCTGTAGTTCTGCACGACTCTTCCTCCCTGACATAACTGGATGGTCCATGATTCCTGTTAGTGATACACCTAGTAACGCTTCCTCT